CTTTGTATTGAACAGAACGGTTGTCGTGTTGGAGGATGCTGGAGATGTGAGCGCAGCAGTTACCCCCTATGGGTTTGTGGTGCTCAACAGTGTGGCATACGACACGAGCTACGAAGTTAAGATTGCTGGTACATCGTTTACCTACAGTACCCCCACAACTTCTGGTTCTTCTCTCAGTGCCTCAACGATCATCAACGCTCTGGTCTCTGCCATCAATGCTAACCCATTGTTTGTGGCAACCGGAGTGGGCAACAGCATCCATGTTCGAAGGGCCAACAATGCTGACTTCTCTCTGGAAGCAAAGGGTGGCACAGCAGGCAATGCCATTCAGGCATACAAAGGGACTGTCAGTGTCGTTGGTGAGTTGCCAAGGCAATTCCTTAATGGATCAATTATCAAGGTTCTCGCCTCAGAGAATTCAACTGGCGATGATTACTATGTGAAGTTTGTTACCAGCGATGGAAGCTCTAGCGGCACAGGTGTCTGGGAGGAAACGATTGGCCCTGGGGTGGTGAAGTCTTTTGATGAAGCCACCATGCCCCATGTAATCATTCGTGAGGCAAACGGCACATTCACCTTCCGTAAACTTGACGAGGCATCAGCACTTGCCACCCCACCTACTGCAACAGTAACGGGTGTTCCTTCTGCTGTTAGTATCCTCACTTCTGGGAACGGCAGGTATGCTGTTGGACAGAGCTTTCCAGTTTATGGTGGGACTGGTATCAACCTCCGTCTTAAAGTAACTTCGACATCCACTACCGGTGCCATCACTGGCATTAAGATCAGCCGGTCAGGTAGAGCATACACTGCCCTGGATGTTGTTACCAGTGCTGAGGGTGATACATTCCGGGTAGATACCGTCACTTCGGTAACTCAATCCGTAGATGGTATTGCATCCCAGTTCTGGCAGCCACGAGTTGTTGGAGACGCAGAAACCAACCTCATGCCCACATTTGTTGGGACAAACATTCATGGCATTTCATTTTTCAAGAATCGACTGATCTTGATGTCCAATGAAAATGTCATCTGCTCACGGGCTGGAGACTACTTCAACTTCTTTGCAAGCACGGTCATCACCATCGTTGATAGCGATCCGATTGATCTCAGTTGCGGTTCGTTGAAGCCAATTGAATTGCGTCATGCGGTTCAAATTCCTCGGGGATTGGCCCTGTTTGCCGACAATGCTCAATACATCCTGGAGACCTCAACAGAGGCATTCTCTGCTGCTACGGCTGAGATTAACTTGGTTAGTAGCTTCAGCCAGTCGCCCCGCATTTCGCCTATCGACACTGGTTCTAGTATTGTTTTCGTAGAGCAAAACGATACATCCACCGGTGCGTTTGAAATGGTGATTGGTGGCCCAGGTGAGAAGCCTGCGGTTACCGAACTTACACGAGGCATTCCATCCTTTATTCCCTCGGACATTCGTGATCTGAAGGTTACCAGTTCTGCCAATACGTTCACCGCACTAAGCAATCGTGAACCCAAGTCCCTGTATCTCTTCCGCTTCTTTGAGGATGGAACCAAGCGACTGATGGCGTCCTGGTTCAAGTGGGAAATGGCAGGCACCATCGCAATGGTGGAGTTTGAACATGATACAATGTTTGTGGTTACACAGCAGGGTAGTAATCATGTACTCAGTAAGCTCAATCTATTGACGGATACTCCTGGTGGTGCGGTACTCTTTGAGGACAAGTACATCGATCTGCGTCTTGATCTTTTCGATTACAATCCCACCAAGGTTTACTTTGCTGGAACAGACGAGACCCACATCTGCTTTAAGGATGGATTCAATGATTCCACCCTTCAGCCTGTTCTGGTATCCTTGGATCCGCTGGAGCCTGGTGTTGTTCTTGAGCTTCCTCTGGAGACAGATCTGGCACAGCCTGTTGGCCAACGGTACTTTGTGACGGTTGAGGAGAATCAAACAACCAAGAAATTCGCTCTTGGGTACAAGTATGAAGCCTCCGCTATTCTGCCTGCCTTCTACTTCTTGGTGAGTGAGGGACGGAAGGATACACTCAACATCCCCACAATCAATCGACTATCAATCGATAGCTATGATTCTGGTCCGTACATCGTTAAGGTGCGGGCAGATGGTAGAGCAGAATTCTCCATCAATCTTCCCCAAATTGTGGGCAACCTTTACCTGGCCAATGCCATTCCAGTTCTAAGGAATGCACGGAATACCGTTCCTATTCTTGCCAAAGGCGATCAGGTAGAGGTAGAGTTGGTGGCGGATAGTCCCTTCCCCACGGCACTTACGTCGATCACCTGGGAAGGTACCTACAACAACAAAGGAATTTCCCTTAAGTAGTAATGGGCGTTCTCACCAAACTCATTGATAAAGCGCGGCCATTCGACGTTGAGTGGGTGGCCGCCCATCTTCAGCCAGCAGATCGCAGAGAACTAGAGGGCCTTGGCATTACTGATATGCGAATGGCCCTTCTTCATGCTCTTGATGTCGAAGAGGATCCAATTTGTTTTTGGAATCCAGCTGGCATGATATGTGGGATGGCTGGGGTATCCAGAACAGATGCCCATAGCGGAGCCATCTGGATGTTAACCACACCCTATGTCCGCCAGTACCCAAAACTCTTTTTCAAGGAGGCAAGAAAATGGGTCGATCAACAAACCTCCTACCTGATGCTTCACAACATTGCTGATCCACGAAATGAGATGCACATGAAACTGCTTCACATGCTTGGATTCAAGCGGTTGGCATATCGAAGTGTTGGTCCCAACAATCTAACCTATGTAGAATTTGCTAAGTTAATGCCATGTGCCTAGGTGTTGAAACACTAGCTATTGTAACCGCGATTGGCTCCTTTGCTAGTGGAGCTATTGGCTCAATCGCTTCCTATCAGCAACAACAACAGCAGGCTAACTATGCGAATGCTGTTGCCCAACAACAATATCAGGCTCAGCTGACAGCCTACAACCAATCCGAAAGAAGCTATGAAGCGCAAATGCGTCTCAATGCTGAGGCCGCCAATCGGGCCTATACTTCGGAACAGAGCAAGCTTCAAGCTGAGTATGCCCAAGCAGCACAGAAGGCCCAGGAACGCACCATTCAAAGTCTTCAGCAGCAGGGGCTTGTGATGGCCACCGGACGTTCTGGACAGTCAATTGGGCTACTGCTGGCGGATGCTGAAAGGACAGCCGATCGTGATATGGCAGTGCTGGGTCAGAACCTTGCGTATGCTAATCAGGATTACTGGATTGGTGCTGAAAGCATCTATAATCAGCAGGAGTCTGCAAACAATATGGCTGCTTCTCAGCGCACCATCAAGCCTTCCTCTCCGATTGCTATGCCGGGTCCTAGCGGTATTGGATTGGTAGCGGGACTTGGATCTTCGGCTATTGGTGGGGTGAGCACTTATAAAGAACTGAAACCTCCTGGATAAGGCTAATGGCTAGAATTTATGAATCAACTCCTGGACAAATTCAGCTAACTGGGCCACAACGAGTTGCGGGGTTTAATCCAGTCCAAGCATTTGATCCTAGTTCCCAGTTCCTACGGGAAACACAGCGGCGCACCGAACAGTCCAATGCTGTTGCGGAGACTGTCCTCCAAAACAATAAACAAGACCTGGAGGCATTGACAGCCTTTTCTGAGACTCTCAACAAGTTTATGCTTGAAGAGACGAAAGGTCGCATTGAGAAGGACATCAAACTGGGAATTGCACGAGTACTTAATGGTGATGTTACGGTCAATCCAAACGTTGCGGATAAGTACAAGCAGGAAAAGCAGCAGTTCGAAGTAGCTGCTGATCAAGAACGTCAGACTGCCAATCAACTGACTGCGGTAAACCCAGGACTTGGTGAAACCTATCGCCAAGAAAGCCCCACCCTCAACGCGTATCAGCGGTATGGGGAAGCGGTTGGGCGTGCTCAACTGGCTGCCACTCAGGCTGAATATGTTCTTGACACCTTTGTGCGTGATCGGGACACACAAATTCCGCTGGTTCAACCAGATGGATCCACAAAATTCATCACTCCAGCCACTGCTCAAACACAGCCACAATTGATGGCAGTTTGGCAGGTAGGTCTTCAACGGTTTATGGAGACCGCTGGTCTTCGAGATCTCAATCCTCTAATCATCTCTGAACATCTCACACCAACCATACTCAAGGTACGGCAACGTATTCTCGGAGAACGGATGAAGGAGATTGTCACCAATCGAGTTGCACTTGATCAGGAACGGTTCATCGCTGGTGTTGGTGGCAAGATTAACGGCTTTGCCGATAAAACACAGGCGCAAAGTCTTGTTGCTACGGCATACAGGGAAGCCTATGATTTGACAGGTAATTGGCAGGCGGCCAACAAACTAGCCAACGATACCATCCTGACTCAGATCCAAAGGCTCGGGGCAACCAATCCGGTAGAGGCAAACACGGCTCTCGATAACTACGAAGCCTCCCTCATCAATCCAGAGGATCCTAGTCTGCGGACTGTTGGTGAGCGGTTCGGCCTTGATATTGCTGAGATTCGAACCAAACTCAATAGTCAGATTGAACAGCAGGCCAAAGAGGTTGAAGAGTCCGTAAGGGAAGAAATCTCTTTTATGCTCAATCAGTTCCAGGCCAACCCATCTCCTCGTTTGTTTGAGACAACGCAGACGAAACTGGAGGAGATGCAATCCTTGTATCCTGAAGCAACCGAAGCACTGACTAAACTGAGAACCTTTGGCAAGAACTACAATCCAAAGAATGATCAGAATGTCATCGATGCCATTGGCAAAGGTGTCATTAAAAGTGTATCCGAGCTTCAACTACTTGAGGCTACTGGTCACATCAGTTCCGATGCTGCTCAACGTGCCAGGGCTCTGCTGCCCAGTGATGATAATGAGAAGCTGCTGCCTGAAAAGGCAACAATGAGAGCATATGCCCGCGATAAATTGCGTGGCATTATGAAAGCACAGGGTATCTCTGATGCTCAATTTGCGGACAAGTCTGCCTCAACAGTATCCGCCATTGTTGATATTGCTGCCGCCACCACACTGCGGCAAATGCAATCAGTAGACATGAATCGCCTCCAGGCACAGACCTTTATGGAGCAGCAGATTGTTTCTGCTCTTGGGCCTGGTGGGGACTTTGCCCCGATTCAAGATAAAACTGGTGCTTGGGTTCTACCGACTCCTGGTGCCATGCGTGGCCTGCCCCGCCCCGTTCGTAAGGTAGCTGGTCCTTCTGGACTGGATCTTGCTGAACAAGTGGCAGCCCGCCTTCCCCGCGTTGTCTCCGGACGCAGTAGTGTTCTCTTCCCACGAGAACGCCTTGAGTTGAACATGGATGTTCTTAATAACGGAGGCAAGCCATCTGCAGATTTGGAAGTCATGGCCAGGGCCAGCAACCTATCGGTTAATGAACTTCTGAAGAAACAGGCTGAATTACAGGGGATTCCGTACACCGTAACTTCTTCTAATGTTTCTGCTCAACGCTACTCAGACAACGCTAGCTACGATCCTGTTGCTGCTGCCGGGCTGGCAAATCCAAGAATTACAGGTCGCGCCAGAGAACGGCTACGACTTCGCCTTCAAAGAGCCAAAGCCGGTCAAGGCCTCCAAAGTCAATCCCAAGGAGGCGCTGGTAAAGGCCTGGCTTCCCTCAGAGCCGCTCTAGGCGAACTGGAGGGTGGTCCCGGTGATGCTGGGTATGGTGGGTATAACAATGGTGTTGCTGGGAGTCTGACAGATCCACAGCTGCCTAAGATGACCATCGCCCAGGTCAAGCAACGTGGCTACCTCCACAACGGAAAGTATCAATTCAAAGTCAAGACCCTAGAAGCTGCTCAGCAGTTGGCAGGGATTCCAGACACAGCAGTGTTTGATAAGGCTACGCAGGATCGCCTATTTGATGCGGTGATTACCGAGGGATTCCCCTGGAGGAAGAGACTTAACTCGTATCTGCGAGGTCAAAGCAATGATCTTCGTGGTGCTGTTGAGGATCTGACAATGGAATGGGAAGCAACTCGCAAGATTGATGCCCCACGCTACCTTCGTGCCCTTAGGCAGGAGATGGCAGGCGGCGGAAATTTTAATGGTGCCGGGCTCCAATCGTTTCGACAGCAGGTAAGTTCCGTTACATTCGAACGCCCTGATGGTCAACCCGGCCTCGATGTATTCTTTGAAAACAAGCAATTCCCAGCAGTACTTCCTGGCAGAATCAAGGACATCAACTTTGAACCTGGCTATGGAAACTACGTGGTTGTGGAATCAATTGATCCAGAGACTCGTCAACCCGTTGATGTGCTCTATGCCCACCTCGCTTCTCGCCCCTCCTTGGGGATTGGGACACGGGTGGTTCCTGGTCAAATCATTGGCCGACAAGGCGGTACAGGCAATGTTCGATCTGCGGATGGTACAATTGCCAGCATCGACTTCCTAGCTCCAGCCCCGGCTGGCAGCACCAGCATGACTCCGTATCGAAACTTTGATCGCCTGCGGAGGCGCATTGCTGCTCAACTTGGGAAATAAGGCCCTTGTTCCTTGCGGGGAATAGGGCCTCCCGCCCTTTTAGTCAATTCACTGTCCCTTGAGGGGGACCCTACTTCCCCAAAACACAAATGGCTGATTACAACCTGGAAGGTGTTCCCGCTGTTAATATGGCGGAACGGGCCAAACAAAATCAAGCCGTTGCTGCGGCTAAAAAGAAAGCAGAGGAAGAGAAGCGTAAGCGCCAAGAAGCTGAAAAGCAACGCGCTGCTGCCGAAAAGAAGGCCGCTCAAGAGAAGCAGTTCAATGAATCTCTTGTCAATCCTCTGGAATTCGCTAAACCCTTTGGTCAGTTCATTAGCGATCCTGGTGATGTTATCACAGGAGTGGCTGATCGGATGCTTGGCACCAAAACCCAAGAGATCTACCGCAAAGGTCAAAGTCAGATCCCAGGACTTGGAGCCGCTAAGGAAGTTCTTGGCACTGTAAGACAGGCTGGTGCGGACATCATTGAGAGTCCAGTTGATCTGGTATCTCAGATCGCGTTGGATGCTACGGTTAATCTTGGAAAGCGCCCCTACGAGGATGGGTACAAAAGAGCCCTCTCGGATATTGGTATTGAAGGACCCAAGACTGGTGTTGGTCAGGCTGCTTCCAAGCTTCTCAGTATTATCGCAACGGTTAGAGGTGCTCGCCGTCTGCCGGGTGGTAAGTTTGGCACCGCCCCTATCGATCCAAAACTTCAAGGCGTTGCTAAGCTTGGAGCCAAAGGCAAGAAGCTGGCACTTGAGGATCTGGTTCCTGGTGCTGTTGCTGATTTCCTGCTTACCAACGTCAAGGATGGTAACTTTTCGGATGCTGTTAAGTCGATGGTTCCCGAAGAATATCGGGATTCATTTGTGTTTGGATTGTCCACCGAACGCCTCGGTAACCCCTGGCTGAATCGAGCCAAGTCTGCTCTTGAAGGCGGCCCTCTTAACTTTGCGGGCAATGCCCTGGAGGCGCTGATTGCCGGTAGGTTTGCTGCTCAGGCAGCCAAGAAGGCCGGTAAATCAGATGCGGAAGCTCTTGCTGAGGGTGTCAATGTAGCTGCTACCAAGTCAGATGAATTGGCTAAGGAGACCGATAAGCTCCAATCCAAGGAGTCTGGTGCCTGGAATGATGTTCGAGAGGAGGAACTGAATAAGCTTCTCCAGGATGAACAGAAGATTCGGGAACGGATCTCAGCAACAGATCCAGAGGATGCGGATGTACTTGAGGGCCTCAACAAGGAGCTCAACGATGTGATGGATAAGCAGAAAGAAATCGATAACACGATTCTTGAAGCTGGTAATCCTGAGTCAAAGTATGAGTATTGGGAAACTCAGGGCACAGTTAAACCCGAACCAATCAATAGGGTAGCTGCCGACCAGCTGGAACTGGAAACCAGTAAGATCAGCATTCATGGTGCATCCGGCAAGACCATGACGGATTCGGCCATTCGTGGTGCTGGTTACAAGGATACCTGGGTAGAACAAGCAGTTCGCAAGTACGAGAAGGATGTTGATGTTGCTGAGATTTCTCGTCTGACAGGTAAGACTGTTGATGAAGTTATCGGCAATGCGTCTCGCATCTATCGTGACTTTATGGATTCTCTTCGCCCCTACGATGAGATGGTGGCGGAAGAGGGCGAAGCTGCTCTAATTCGCAGGCTGTTTGAAGAGCAGAAGGCCACACTTACCCTCAATGAAACTGGCAGACAAGTTCCCACCAGTGAATCATTGGTAGCCATGAAGGCTATTGTTGGTGACTTCTCCAACCAAATTTATGATCTGGCTAAGCAGGCCGAAGAGGCCGATCAGGCTCAGATCTATAATTTCAACAGCTTTGATCGAGCCGTTGATAGGCTTGTGGGTGTTCTTGAGTTCTACAAAGAAGGTACCAATTTCTTTGGTGGATCTCTCAACTCACTGAAGCAGAGCATCACCAAAAACGTTGAAGCGGGCGAAGCAGCAATGGCTGCCCGTGACTTCGAAATGGATGATGTTGTCACCCCACGTCGTTTGAAGAAGTGGGCACAGGAAGTCAAGGATGCGTATAGAAAGGGCGATGCGGAAGCCGTAGATAAGATGCGAGCCTTGGTTCGTGCAATGGTTCTTGCTGGTGGTGATCCATCCAAGACCGTTTCTTTTGCTAGCACTGCGATGCAGATGTTTGGCAAGAACCAGATGTCGCTCTTCTACAATAGCATTCTTTCTGGCACCAAAACCATCTTCCGAAACTTCTCTGGTGCCTATCGCTTGGTTGAGGCCCCCACGAGCATGGCCATCAGCGGTGCCTGGAAGGGCGATAAGGCCACGATCAAGGCTGCCCTTGCTGGGTATAGTGCCATCACTCAAAGCACCCAGGAGGCCCTTAGAGTAGCTCTCAGGACGTGGCAGACAAAAATTCCTGCTTCCTCCACTACTTACCGGGTAGTTCAGGATGCGGAGTCTCGTGCCATGCTTGAGGCGATGGAGCAGGTTGCTAAGACGCCAGCAGAACAGTTGACGGTGGGCTTCCTCAAGGCCCAATATAAACTTGCTGAGTGGTTGGATTGGCCCAGCCTTTTGCTGGTCAGCATGGACGATGCCTTCAAGACCATCCTTGTGCGGCAGCGAATTGCAGAAATTGCAACCTACAAAGCCTACCAAGAAGGCCCCTTGGATGTAGCAGCTCGAACAAAAGCATACGTCAACGAGTATGCTAAATATGTCGATCCAAACACTGGTCAAATCAAAGATGCTGGTCTCCAAAAATATGCGGAGATTGGCACCTATCAGAACGATCCAGGAATGGGTCTGAATCACCTTTCGGCTGCTCTCGACAATCTTCCGTATATTGGACCTGCTGGTCGCCTTGCGGTTCCATTTATTCGTACCCCAGCAAACATCTTTGCATACCAACTTGAGCATCTGCCGCTGACGGCTAAGTTCTCAAAGCAGTATCAGGATGCAATGGCTTCCGGTGATCCATTGCTGATTGCTGAATACGAAGGACGTCAAGCCCTTGGGACAATGATTACAGCATCTATTGTGCCTATGGCATGGAATGAGATGTTTACGGGCAATACTCCAATCGACTCAAAGGAACGTCAGCGGTGGCAGAAGCTAGGCATTCAGGCTCGTTCTGTCAAGATTGGGGGTCAGTACATCTCATATAATGCTTTGGAACCTCTTTCCAACATCATTGCTGCTGTTGCGGATATTACAGCGGTTTCCAAGGCAGGCGGTGCTGATCTTGCCGAACGACTTGGTGGGCAACTTGTTCTGGCTATTGCAGCAAGTTTTACCGAAAAGAGTTACTTCTCTGGTTTGGCTGCTCTTGGTGAGTTCCTATCTCCTGAAACCTGGACCACTGCTACGGTCATGAAAGGCTTCCTTAGCATGGCCAACAATCAAATACCTCTTGCTGGGGCTCGTAGGGCATTGTCGAACAGCATGAATTTGTATATGCGGGAATACAGCAATGAGTTCGAACGCCTTCTGAATGTAGCTCTTCCTGGCTATGCTATGACTCGTCCAGAAGTCATTGATGTGCTTACAGGTAAACCACTCCGCAACCCAAATGGTGGGCTTTGGAATGCCATAGCCCCCTTCGAAGTGAGCCCTGAAAACAAGGATCCTGTGGCTAAATTCCTTATGGAGATTGAATTTGCCTGGAAAGACAGTCTGGATAAGGCCCCCAATGGTCGTCCCATGACTGCGGAACAGAAGCAATTCATCCGCAAGGAGATGTACCGCAACGGACTTCGCAGGGACATTGATAACCTCCGCAAACTGGATTGGGTTAAGGAGGACCTTACCAAGTGGAAGAACCGCAACAAGGGTGCCATGAGTGACTACACTCGTGATACTCCGCTGGTCAATGATGAGGTCAAGAAGCTTTGGGATGATTCCAAGCGTCGAGCCTTTGCAAAACTAGAGCTGGAAGATGCGGTGATTGCGGAACAGAACCGTAAAATTCGTGCTGCCCAGTATCAAACCCAACAGGGCAACTACAGCCCCGATCAACCCAAGGATTTCAGCACCGCTGATGTTGAAGGGTTGAACAGAGTCTATCAGGACATCATGAACTTCAAGTAAACCATGGCTGTTACTCAGAACACCTATACGGGGAATGGGTCTACCACGATCTATTCCCTGTCTTTTTCCTACCTGGATAAGGCCGATGTCAAGGTTACGGTTAACAACGTACTCGTAACCAACTACATCTTTGCCACCGCTTCGTCCATTCAGTTCTCGACGGCCCCTTCTGCTGGGGCTGCCATTCGAATCTATCGGGACACCGATACGGATCAGACAAAGGCCACCTTCTTTGCTGGTTCTGCCATCAAGGCCAAGGATCTGAATTCTAACTTCACTCAGACCCTTTACGCCGTCCAAGAGATTGCCTTTAGTACCCTCAGCAAGATTGGGGATACCATGCAAGGTATTCTCAACATGGGTGGGTTCAGGATTACCAACCTTGGGACGCCAGCTGCTGATGCTGATGGTGCCACCAAGAAGTACGTGGATGACCGCTATGGTGATCTGGAAGTTCCTGGTGTTACTCGGTGGCGGAAGACTGCTACTGCCGGTCAAACAACCTTTTCGGGTGGTGGAGACTACGGTGGAACTCTTGCCTATTCCGCCAGCAGGGAAACGGTCTATGTCAATGGTGCCCTTCAGCAGCGCAACGTAGACTACACAGCAGACAACGGAACCAGCATTGTCTTCACTCCTGCCCTTGTTCTTGGGGATGTGGTGGATGTTCACTGTGTCAATAACGCTGCTGGTATTACCACCGATCAGGCCAGTGGGGTCTATTGGACGCAGGGGGGTGTTGGTGCGGTTACTAGGACTGTTGATTTCAAACTCAAGGATGTGGTGTCCGTAAAGGACTTTGGGGCGGTTGGTGATGGGGTTGCAGATGACACTGCAGCAATTCAAGCTGCTATCAATTACGCGCAGACAAAAGTAATCAGCGCATTTCGATCAGGCGCAACCGTTTTTTTCCCAGCGGGAACTTACAAAGTAACGGCTTCGCTGATTGTGTCTTCCAGCAATGTTGGTCTTTGCGGTGAGAGCCCGTCTTCAGCTGTAATTGAAGCGCAAAGCCCTAACTATGATGTAATCAAGTTTGAGGCAAGTGGTGGATCGTCTGCAATTTACCGAGCTTCAGTTCAAAACTTGCGGATTCTTGCATCTGGTAATGCAACCGCAGGAACCCTGCTTCTATTTAATAGGGCGCTCCACGGCTTTATACACTCGGTTTCGTTGGACGGCGGATGGAACTGCCTGACTTTGGATGGGTGCGGCAAAGTTTACATCACCAACCTCGACACGCATCAAACCAGCCGCACCGTCGGAACCGCTGCTTCTCATCAGCTTGTATTCAAAAGCACGGCCAATAATAATTCCGACATTCACATCACAAACTTCCAACTGTTTACTCAGGATCCTTCAACTCATCCTAGCCAAAGGCCTGATTACGCAGTTTCTATTGAAGGGTC